TTAGCTGCCTTACGTACTTTGTTCTTATTGACAAGCTTCCAGCCCATCTTCAAGTAGTAATTACGTGAAGTACCTTGGGCATTCTTGTTTGGATTAAAAGCAGGGAGGGTATTGTAGCCGCCAGCTGCTGCAGAGGTTGATACCTCTTTGAGCTGTCTTTTAAGCTCGTCTTTTAGCTGCTGTCTGGTCGCCATTATAGTTCATTAACAAGTTCGTAGTATTGTAACAAGTTAATGATTGCATCGTTGGTAACTTTTTCCGTCTTCTCTAAAGGTTTTACATACTTAAGAACTTCTGTAATTTTAATCTTAAGTACTTCGTCTTTAATACCGTTAGTTTTATTCTGAAGTAATTGCTGTACTTCAACGATTCTTGTATTGTAATACTCTTTTAACTTGTCTGTATTATCTACTGAGGTAATTACCTCTCTCAAAACCTCTTTTTGTTTTACTGTTAAGTGATCGTACTTCTCATTAAATTTTTCAAGAAGCATTTTGTATGTTAAGATTCTAATATCTTTTCCGTAGCCTTTGTATTCTTCCATTAACTCATCAGCGGGAGCTATCATAGCTGATTTTGTTAAGTGTTCAAGGATTGTAATTTTATTATTAATTACAGTTTCTGGAGCTACTTTATCTGAGGATTGATTTTCAATTAGGTTGTTTAAAGCTGCGAATACTTTATAATTGGTAACTTTGGCTTTAAAGAATTTTTCTACACTGTAAGTATCTTTAATCTCTCTAACTAAATTATATTTCTGCTTTCTAATTTCAGATCTTTTTAATTTAGTTGAGGTCTCTACTAGTGTATTAATAACCATCTCAGCTTTAGCCTCACTTAAGTTTTTATAGGCTGTTACTTGCTCGTAAAGTTTATATTCTTTTCCTAATTCAGTGTTAACGAAATACTTTTTAAGAATATTGATAGCAGCAGAATTCTTTCCCTCTAACGTATCAGAGGTGATCTGCCTTACCAGAAGTTCAAAAAGAAGCCCTGTATTTCTAAATTTTGAATGTTTTATTGACATCTATCGATGGTTTTATAATAAATATATGTTAAAAGTTTATTCCCTAATTTGACTCTCGTCTAATAATCCGTTTGCTTTTCTTTCTGATTCGAAAATCATCTTTTTTGGAATTAAACTATCAAGAACTTTCTTATGTTTTGTAAATTCTTTCTTAGTTGATTCTAATGCAAATGGTGAAGTATTATCTCTACCGTAACCCTGCTGGTCATCAGTTTTCATTGCTTTTTTACCTAATCTATCTAACCCCAAAGGATCGTTGGTAGTGTTAATATTTGAAGCTTTTTCTTCTGGACGGCCCATTTTAGGTTCATCTTCGTTGTATCCATCAGGTACTAATCCTGGTCTACTGTAGACTCTACCTTTACCATAAGATGAAGCGATGTCATGAGGAGTACCGTAAGTTTCTCCAGTCTCTAAAGGATCGTTTCCTTCGTTTTCAATCTGAGATAATCTAAATTTACGCTTAGCATCTTCCTTAACTAATTCTCTCATCTCATCATACTCGTCAGCACTTAAGTGGAAAATATTATCATAAATCCAATCAGAGGAAATTAATTGAGATTCCATCATTGATTGAGCTAATTCCATTTTCTCTTTTAACAGCATGATTCTTTCCTGATCATAAATGATAGAAGGAGTTGTTAATGATAATTCGAAATTGGTTAGTGATTCGTCTCTATAGCCCTGAATGTATAGGTGAACAAAAGCAATCTTATACAGCTCAGAAACCATAATTCTCTGTAGTTTTTCAACTGTTCTACCAAAGCGAATATCTTCGGCAGCAAGTGTTGCTTTACCTTGTAACTTCTCATCGTATCCAAGGAATGCTTTTGGTATTCTTAATGCAGCAAATAACTTATCTCTTAAGTAATTTACGTCTGTAATACCGTCATATTGTAATCCTCCTAAAGTCTCAATCTTAGTTGATGTATCATTACCTCTCATGGGGATATAAAAATCCTCCATTAAGTTCTGCATGTTATACTTTAAGTTATATTCACCTGTTTGTTGGTCAATATAAGGAGTACGCTTCATTTTAGAGATAGCTTTCTGCATAAAGTTCTCTACTTCTGCAGGAGGAATACCGCCTACGTTCATATAGAAAATACGCTTCTCAGGAGCTCTTACAATTCTATGAACTAACATCGCATCTTCCATCAAAGTGTACTGCTTAAATAATTTACGAGCAGGTTCAATATAAGAACGACCGTAAGGAAGGAAGTTAACGTCTGTTAATAAACGGAAGTGAGCTACTTCATAGTTATCAAAGTAAATTGACTTAGCATCATGCTGGTTTGGAGTTTTAAAGTATCCGTAAGTATCAGCAGCTAGTCCATCAGGATCATATCTAAATCTAACAGCAGTTGGATTTTCTGGATCATAATGTTCTTGTCTTTCGATATTAAATGCAGCAAAAGGAATTACGTTATAAACACCGTACTTCTCTGAAGCTTCTAACTTCAAGAAAAAGTCTCCGTATTTACACATATTTCTAATCCACCAACTTAAATTAAACTCGACGTTTAATACGTCGTAGAATAAATTGTAAAGAATCTTTTGAATGTTCTCATCATTTGATCTGATGTGAAGAACTTCTCCCATATCATTCTTAAGGGTTGATTCTTCTGAAAGGATATCAAGGGCAGAAGCAATGATTGCATCCGTATCCATTGCATCATACTCAGAGTATAACTGGGTTCTTAGTGTTTGATAGTTAAAAGAAGATTGGTATCCGTAAAGAGATGTTGGTGAGGTGGTATAGATTCTATTGTATCTAGCCATCAAAGAGTTATTCTCTAACTCTCCCGACATCTGAATTTGATTTGTATCAGCTACTTTTAACTGATCCCCACCGACGTTTCGGATAATAACATCTGTAGAAAATAACCTACGTAATCTCGAAAATATACTGGTATCAGCCATTGTTTATTATTAATATAAGTATAAATAGTTAATAAATCCACCTTATATCTTCTTTTCCTCCTTTACCATTGTCTATCTCATAGGGATTAGCAACGTGGGAAGGTAGGTAGACTCCTTGATATGATGGTTTCGTCACTGTTATATTATCTAGAGCATTACGGGTTAAGTCTAAACCTTGCTGACGATACTTTAAAGCAGTGTCTCTGATGTACATTGCTGTACCGAAAGCCATTACTAAGTCATCGTTATAGCCACCCTGTGCTTCTGCCCTGCCATTCTTCCATATAAACACTTTCATTTCTTCAATTAAGCGTTTGGAATGAATAGTAACTGCTTTTTCGTTAACGTATTCTTGGAATTTACCGATTACTAATGGTCTAGTACGTGCATTCATTGAGAATCCAGCAACCATGTTTGAGTTGTGGTCGTACTGATCGAAGTAAGAATCAGAAGTTACGTTACCTCCTTTGGGGGAATAGTAAAGATTATCATAACCTCTCTCGATTACAGTCTGAATAGTTGACCATCCTATCGATGCATTCTCAATTACTAGTAGTGCTTGATTGTATTCTGTTGCTATACCTACTAGTAAATGACCAAATTCCTTGGTTCCTAACTGTCCTTTATATTCTCCTACTTGAGTATTATTCTCAATATCAATAATATGAAAGGTAGAATAGTCTTTTCCGTCACCTCTAGCTACGTCAGCTACTACCATGTAACTTCTTGAATAGTCAACAGGTTCCCATATCCATAAATTCATATCAGCACCGCGTCTTTCCATGGGATCTGTCATGTAGGTCTGCTGATAGAACTCTAAATACTCTCCGTAAAATACAGTATCTCCTGAGGTTGCAAAGTCACAATCACATTCCTGCATTGCAAGACGTGGATCTCCTAGTAGATTATCTTGAGCATCTCTCCAAGTCTGATCTCTTTCCGGGTGAACATACCATGGTAGTTTAATCGGTAGGAATTCATTCTCTTTTGCTTCAGCTCTAACCCAGGTTTGGTGAAACCAGTTACCAGTTCCGTAGGGAGTTGATAGTACAATCGCACCACCACCCGTTGCTAACGTCTGTTGAGCTGATGCCCATGTCTCTGCAATGTTTTCGATGAACGCCGCCTCGTCAATCAACAGTAGAGATACAGCTTCTGAACGAGCAGCATCTGAATTTGATGATTTAGCTGTGATTTTTGACCCGTTTGACAATCGTAAACTCAGTTTATTCTTCTCTTGTGCATCGATTCTTAACCAAGAAGGTAGGTTATCGTACATAAATTGCACTTTTGATACCAAGTTACGTGCGGTTGCCTGTGTTGTTGCAAGGGTTAGTACGTTTTTATCCTTGTGAAAAAGCATTAACCACAGTGCATATCCTGCTCCTAAAGTCGAAATACCTAACTGTCTTGACTTTAAAATGATAGAATACGGGTTATCTTGGAAGTGTTTTAGTACTTTTTCCTGAAAAGGGTATAGGTGAAATAAGATTCTGCCTCTTAGTGGATGCTGGATATAGCAGTATTTCTTCATAAAGTGTACGGGATCTACCACGCACTTTACGTATTCTTGTCGAATGACTGCTTTTAAATCTGGTTGACTCATAGGCCGAAGAAGATAGATAATAAGATAGTTAATCCTGCAACTATGTATGCTCCGTTCTTCGATGCTCTAAGATTTTCAATTTCCTTACCGTAAGTTATAATAATAGAGTCTTTATTGTTGATAACTTCCTTGTACTTATTTTCGTTATCTTTAAACAAAATGATTGTACTATCTCTATGTAAGATAATAGTATCTTTAGATAAAATAATCTCCTGTAGGTTAGTTATAGAATCACGGGCAAACCCTAATTGAGTTCCGCAGTAAATTCTCTCTTCCCTAACCACTAAGGCCTTCTTCAGAGTAACACAAGGGACACGGCAGGTATCACTTAAAGCTTTCTGAGAATAGAGCGGTAATGTCATTATTAGACATAGCATTAATACGCTTAAGATCTTCTTCATGTTCTTTTTGTTCTTTAGCAGCTTCTGCTGCGGTTTTACTTAGTTTATTTTCTAGCTTATTAATTTTACTCTTTTGGATATCTACCAGAGAGTCTAATTGCTGTACTTTAATGTTGTTTGCTTTGATTTCGTTATTTAACGAATCGATTCTCCTTTCGTAAATAGAAACGTCAGGTAGTTTTTCTGCCGGTTTAAAAAAACGAGTATACACAATACCTATTCCAAAAACCAAGACAATAATCCAAATTAATGTTTGTTTCATGACTTGTATATCTTTAACTTAAGTGTTCCGGTTCCTTTAATTACTCGGTGCCACTCATGTCTCTTTATAAATATAGCTTCATTTAAGGAAGTTGGCAAGCTATTATCTAGCTGTAACTTCCAATCTGTTTCTCCAAGTATCTCCACGGTTCTATCTTCATCATCTCGATGCCATAGTAATTCTATGGGGTCAATGTTTTCGTCGAACTCACGAATGATATACTCATCAGTAACTTCTATGT